AAAAGACCGCTGAGAACCTTGCGACATCCATTCCGACAGACTTTCAGTCAGCCGCCGATGCTGTTGCTGAAGTCAGCACAAGATTCGAACTGTCGGGCGATGCTCTTGAGGATGTGTCCGGGAAATTCATCCAGTTCGCCGCAATACAGGGGACGGATGTAAACACTGCAATCGATCAGGTTCAGTCCACGATGGCGGCATGGGGAATTGAAGCTGAGCACACAGGAACGATGCTCGATCTCCTCAACACGGTATCACAAAATACCGGGATGGATTCCATTACTCTTGCCGGGATACTGCAAGACAACAAAACGATCTTTGACGATATGGGACTATCCGTCTCGGATGCGGCAAACTTTGTCGGAAATCTGGACAAGAACGGTGTTGATGCGTCAACGGCGATGGCAGGACTGAAAAAGGCTTTCCAAAATGCCGCAAAAGAGGGCGTTCCGATGAAAACAGCCCTCGCAGACCTTGAATCAACACTGAAGAACGGCGCATCGGATACAGAAGCATACCAAGCCGCAATGGAACTGTTCGGCAATAAGGCAGGCCCGGCGATTGCGGCGGCTGTTCAGTCTGGACAGCTTTCCTTCACAGAACTACAGGGAACGCTTCAGGACTTTTCCGGGAGTGTGGAAGAAACATTTGCGGCGACCCTCGATCCGATGGATCAAATGCAGATGACCATGAATGATCTGAAGCTTGCAGGGGCAGACATGGGTGCGGCAATTCAGGAAGCCGCTCTTCCGATGATTCAGAGCCTTGCAACGACAGTGAAAACCCTCACAGAAGGATTCCGCAGTCTCTCCCCGGAGCAACAGCAATTTATCGTGAAGGTCGGTGCGGCTGTGGCGGCAATCGGGCCGCTCCTTGTGGTTGGTGGCAAGGTTGTATCTGGTATTGGATCAATTATCTCCTTGGTTGGCTCGGTATCTGGCGCAATCACTGCCGCAGGTGGTTTGATTCCTGCGATCACGGCATTAGCGACAGCCGCCGCACCTTTCCTCGTTGGTGGTGCAATTATCGCAGGAATCGTTGCCGCAGGAGTCCTGATTTACCAGAATTGGGACACGATCAAAGAAAAAGCACAGGCATTGTGGGACAAGATCAAAGAGGTCTGGGAAGGTATAAAGAATACCATTGCAGGGGTTGTTGATAAGATCAAAGGATTGATGGACTTTGAGTGGAAACTTCCCGACCTGAAATTGCCGCACTTTACCGTGCAGGGCGAATTTGGCTTTAATCCCCCGAGAGTCCCGACACTGGGTCTTGAATGGTACAAAAAAGCCTATAACAACCCGGTCATGTTCACACAGCCCACAGTGCTTCAGACACCTTCCGGGCTTAAGGGATTCGGCGATGGAAACGGTGCTGAAGTAGTCCTCGGTATGGACAAACTGCGAGAACTGACACAGGGAAATACCGTGACCGTCAACGTCTATGCGGCGCAGGGTCAGGATGTTAACGCGATTGCAAATGCGGTTGCAAGAAAGATTTACTCAGGAGTTCAAAGCAGAGGGGCGGCGATTGCATGAGTGGGAAAAACTACTACAATCATCTTTACTTCAACGGCAAAGACCTGTCCGAATTCGGGCTGAAATGCAGTGGTGATGGTGTTTTCAACGCTCCCGAAAAGGATTACACCGTTTATGAAGTCCCCGGCAGAAACGGCGATATTTACGTTTCCAACGGCAGATATAAAAACATTTCAGTTACATACCCCTGTTTTGTCATCGGTCACGGTGAAGATAAATTCGCAGATTTCGCCTTGAAAATGCAGGGATTGAGGGCATGGTTACTGAAACCCGACACCTATGTCCGAATCGAGGACACATACCACCCGGACGAATACCGCATGGGAGTATTTCAAGAGGGAATTGATCTTGAAGCACAGTATTTGCAGTCGGGCGAGTTCGATCTGACCTTCCAGTGTAAGCCGCAGAGATTCCTTAAAAGCGGCGAAAAGATCATCAAGTTTGAAGGCGACACAACCTTCGAGAACACAGATGCAATTTACAATCCTACACCTTTTGCATCAAAGCCGATGATCCACATTGTCCGAAAGACGGAAGGTGTCGGCGTAACCCTCAATATTGGTGTTGGATTTGTCGATATTAATGCAGTTTGTCCCTACGGTGACATAATCATTGATTGCGAACGAATGGACGCATACACAGGCCCGACAGTTGAGGATGCCGCATCCGTCAATCCCTACATCCTGATGGACAGTTTCCCGGAAATCGATCCGGGGAAAAACGAAGTGTGGCGTAGTAATATCGACTATGTTGAAGTCATTCCCCGGTGGTGGGTGCTATGATACCGATTCTTTACGAAGCGAGTGAAACTGAATACCAGACAAACGGCATCGGGAGACTGACGGACGCATTAACCTGCGAGGTCACACAGGAGACGGACGGAAACGTTTATCTCCTTACAATGACATATCCCTATGATGGTATTCATGCGGATGATCTGACAGCAAATCGGATCATTTACGCAGAACCAGAAGCCGAAGCAAAACCACAGCCCTTTATCATCCGGGAAGTGACAAAAACCCTTGATGGATTGCAGGTCATTGCACGGCATCGGTCTTATGATCTGACATATTACCTCACAAGTGAATTCCAGTCCTACGCAGATACACCGTTTACGGTGATTCCTCTACTGTTCGACAAGGACAAGAAATACATTGGAACACTGGAAGAAGCAACGGTGATTTGTCAGGAAGTAAACTTCATGTGGCATTGGCGGATTGTTTATCCGTTTGACGGTCAGTATTTATCCGCTTTCAACAACCCGGTTTATATGTGGTTGCAGTCCTCGGCGGGACATGATGCACATTTGTATTACATCAGTCTGGATGATATGCAGTGGGGCACATCCTCGATCACCATTGAGAAGGTAACGAATATCATCGCAGACCGCATCAGGCTATATGACAACCTCATGCTTCCTGATCAAGCAATCGGAAATATTCGTCATTTCCAGATGACAAACTGTCCCTTCAAATTCTGGGCTGTTCCCACCACTGCCAACGATCAGTGGATCAACGGAATGGCTACATTCTGGAACGATCTTCCTGCACCGACAAGGGATTTGATCGGTGGCGAACTGGAACAGATCGCAGGGGCTTTCGGTGGTCAGTGGGAGTTCGACGATTTTAACTGTATTCTGCACGAATCCAGAGGAGCGGATCGAGGGGTTCAATACAGGTACGGAAAGAACATCTCAGAAATCACAGAGCGGATCAACATTGACGATATTTACACGCACGTTGTTGCTTTCTGGAAAGGTACGGAGTCATCCAGTACAGACAAATCCAACGGCGATTATTATGTCAAGAAATCCGATGTGATCAGTGTGCTTGATCCACAATACGCAGAAATGTTCCCGAATCAGCGGACTTTAGCGGTTGATGCATCCTCGGAATTCACGGATGAACCTACAACAGGTGACCTTAACAATTTTGCTCACGCTTATGTCAAGGCACACCCGGTCGGAACTCCTACAGTGACTATTGATGTGTCAGTTATCGATCTGTCAATGTCGGAAGAGTACGAGGACATAAAATCGCTTGAAACCGTCCATATGTGCGACACAGTGACGGTCATTTTCCCTCGGTACGGAATCAACATCAAGGCAAAGGTTACCCGGTTGACATACGATGTGCTGAATGGCAAGAATTCCGGGGTAACGATAGGACAAACCACTGTCAATCTTTCGGATGTCATCGCACAGAACAGAAAGAACATCGTCCGCACAAAGTACGATCTGCAAAGGTGGTCGGATAAGTGTGCAGAACGAGCAATCGAAGCCCTTGCAGGGTGGTACGGTGGGAACATCAAGAAAAACTTTGACCCTGACGACCACAAGCAGACTTCGACCTATATCATGAACACTGCGGACGAATCGACCGCAACACAGATCATCCGGGCGAACGGATCAGGCATCGCAATAAAGCGGACGGCGAATGGAAGTTATTCCAACATGATTTCGCTGAATGGTGGTGGAAATGTAAAGATTTCAGACCGATTCGCCAATCAAGGCGAAATGAACGGATCATTCCTGAAATACGGCGAGATCAACGATGGCAACGGTTCATACTGGAATCTCGAAACAGGGGATGTACATTTTGAGGGTCTGCAACTCGGCACGATATATCCCGATGATGTATATATTTACTACAACGGTGAGCAACAGAGCCTTGCAGGGTTAATTGCGTGGCTCGATCAAAGAATTTCCAATCTAGGGGGCTGATAAATGGTAACACAGAAATTTGATCTCAACATGATTCCGGGAAAGCCGAAGCCGATCATCCGTGCGTCACAATATGACACAGGGCTTCGTGCGTTTGAGGTATCCCTTTTTGCAGGAACGGACACATATACAATTCCTTCCGGGGCTACTCTCACAGTGCAGGGGACGAAGCCTGATTATACAGGTTTTTCGTATTCTGCGACCTATTCCGGGAACACCGTTTCTTTTGACTGCACCGACCAGATGACAGCCTGTGCAGGGGCGGTGGAAATGGAAATCGCAGTCGTCAATGAGGGCGAAAGAGTCGCAACAGCAAACTTTGTTTTGCAGGTTGAAGCGGCGGCACTGAAGGACGACACGATCGTTTCCGAAACGGATATTCCCATCATTGAGAAACTTCCCGAAATGATGGAAGATATGGAGAAGCTGATCT